ACAATTCAAGATGCTGTAAATAGTTCAACCGATGCAACACTTAATTGGTCAGCCTCAAATGATAGATTTGTAATGTCACATGGCTTACAAGTGACTTCAGGCGTTGTACAAGTAGCACAATGGTTAACTCATAACAGCACTAACGCCGCTCAAGCTTTTGGTCCAACTGGCGCTTTTGGTAGTAGTTCTGCAATCGGTAGAGCAGGTGGCACAAATTATCATATAGGTGGTTCAGCAGTAGGTGATATGTGTATAGCAGCAGAGAGCAGTAAGCGTATGCTTTTTGGTACTTCTGCTTCAGGAAATCCCTCACTTAGAATGCTTATTGATTCTTCAGGCAATGTTGGAATTGGAACGAGTAGTCCTAATGCAGTATTAACAACCGACCCAGAGTCAGGAAACTTTAGTTCTACTTACAACAACTACGATGGTGTTGGTCTTTTTATTAGAGGAAACGGAACATCTGGTAATGGCAACTATGGTCCTGCTTTAGCTTTTGGTAGTTGTGATTCAGATACAACAAACCAAGACCATAAACACGCTGCTATTTCAATAGTACAAACAGGTACAGACCCAAATGAAACAGGTTTAGCTTTTTGGACTCATCCTACTACTACTGCTGCTGATGCTCTTGCAGAAAAAATGCGTATTGATTCTTCAGGCAATGTTTTAATTAATACTTCATCTGTAAGAGGTGTTAGTTTTACTACAAAACTTCAAATAGAAGGTACAGGAGCAACATCTGCTTCTCAAACAATAATTAGAAATAGTAATTCTATAGACCCCCCATATTTTATATTTGGAAAATCTAGAGGAACATCTAATGGTTCTAATACTATAGTTCAAAATAATGATACTCTTGGAAGAATAAGATGGATGGGTGCAGACGGCTCTGATATGGCTTCTGCAGCTGCAGAAATAAACTGTATTGTTAATGGTACTCCAGGCAGTAATGATATGCCGGGTGCTTTAATATTTAGTACAACATCAGATGGTGCAGCTTCTACAACAGAAAGAATGAGAATTGATTCTGCAGGTAATGTTGGACTTGGTGGAGAGACCACTCCTCAAACACTACTTCATGTAAAAGGCACTAACAACTCGGCAGGTGATTTATATACACAAGTAGGTCCAGGTAATTGTCCAAGTATTACAATTCAAAACGCAGGCACAACAAATAATAATAACGCTGCAATATATTTTAGAGACGACCAAGATATGAGAGGCTCTATTAATATGAGATTCGTAAATCATAGTACACACGCTTCTGAATTAAGATTTGCCACAACACAAGCAAATAATACTCGTGAAAAATTTGTAATGACCGCAGCTGGTCAATTAGGTATTAATAAACTGTCTGGATTTGATACAGGTGGTTTTGGAACACCTATGTTAGTTATAAAACATGCAGCTAATAGTCAATGGGGCGGAATTAATCTTGAAGCAAATGGAAATGATGCTATATTTGCTATTGGTACAACTGATACTAATCATGTAATTACAGGAAGTTATCGAACCAGTGCCGGTTATAAACCAATTACGATTGGAGCTGCAGGTAGTATGAGAATGAGATTTGATACTAATGGAAGAATTAGTATGGGAGATAATACTTATAGTAATTTTGGGTCACCAAATTACCCTGTTCATATTTGTGCAGATGGCTATTCATTAATGGTTGAAAGTGGTACTGGATATTCTCATTTTGGTTCAAACAATACTGCTTATTTCCATATTGTTGGAAATAGAACATATTACTTTGGTCAGCGTTGTGAAGCTTCAGGTGGATTCCATACGTATTCAGATGAAAACTTAAAGAAAGAAATAACACCAATAACCGGAGCATTAGATAATGTTGCAAAAATGAATGGTGTTACTTTTAAATGGAAAGATGCAGCAAAAAGAGGTGGTGGAGATGTTGGAAAACAATTTGGAGTCACGGCACAAAATATGTTAACAGTAGATTCTGAATTACCAACAAAAAATGTAGACCCACTTTATAATATAGAAGATGGTGTTAGTGCTGATGATGAATACTACACAATGGATTATAGTAGAATTACGCCATTTTTAATAGAAGCAGTAAAAGAATTAAAAACAAAATTAGAAGCAGCAGAAGCAAGAATTAAAACATTGGAAGGATAACTCTTATAAATAGAATATAATAGGAATAATAATGGCAAAACCAAATTCAAAAGATACATTTAAAGATTACTGTCTCAGATCTCTTGGAGCACCTGTTATAGAAATTAATATTGACGATGACCAATTGGACGATAGAGTTGATGAAGCATTACAGTTTTATCAATATTATCATGATGACGCAATTGAAAAAGTATTTTTAAGACACATAGTAACAAATTCAGAATTAACTTTAACTGGTGCAGTCGCTGGTAATTTCACAGTAGGTGAAACAATTGTTGGTGGCACATCTGGTGCAAAAGCTATAATAAAAACTGCAACAGGTAATAAAATTACATATAGTGCATTAAAAGATAAAAGTAAAGTATTTGTGGCCGAAACAATCACAGGTGAAGGTTCAGGAGCAACTGCTGTAATACAATCAATAACAAAAGGCGATATTGAAAATGGTTATTTACCAATTAATGATTTAGTTACAGATGTTGTAAGATTATTACCTATAAGAGATTCAGTTACATCAACTGATATGTTTGATATAAGATATCAGATTCATTTAAATGATATATATTCTCTTGGATTTATGGGTAATCTTACTGAATATGTAATGGGTCAAATGCATTTATCACTATTGGATTTAATCGTTGATTCAGATGAAAAAATGATAAATTTTGAAAAACATAAAAACAGATTAGATGTATTTATGGACTGGGACGAAGAAATTGAGGCCGGGGATAGTTTAGTGGTTGAATGCCATAGAATTATTGACCCAGATACATTTACTGATGTATACAATGATTATTTCTTAAAGAGATATGCGACTGCATTAATCAAAAAACAATGGGGTCAAAATTTAATTAAGTTCGAAGGTATGGTTATGCCTGGTGGAGTCACATTTAACGGCCGTCAATTATATGACGATGCAGTAGCAGAATTAGAGCAATTAGTAGAAGAAGCACGATTGAATTGGGAAAAACCAGTCGACTTTATGACAGGATAAAACATGCCAAGAAATGTATATTTCAGTCAGGCAGTAAAGAGTGAACAAAACTTATACGAAGACCTGATAATAGAATCATTACAGATATACGGTCAAGATGTATATTATATCCCTCGTACTCTAGTTAATAGGGATAATGTATTAAACGAAGACCCTGCGTCAACATTCGATGACGCTTATTTACTAGAAATGTATATTGAAAATACCGACGGCTTCGAAGGTGCTGGTGATTTATATTCTAAATTTGGTTTGGAAATTAGAGATGAAGCTTCATTTGTAGTATCAAGGAGACGATGGGAAACAAGAGTTGGTATATACGATGATAATGTTATAGACCCAAGACCACAAGAAGGAGATTTATTATTCCTTCCAATGACCAATTCATTTTTTGAAATATCATATGTGGAAGATGATAATCCATTTTTCCAATTATCCAATTTACCAGTATACAGAATGTCTTGTTCATTATTTGAATATAATGATGAGGACTTTGACACAGGTATCGCAGAAATTGATGATAAAACAGGCCAATCTGCTTATCAACAAAGAATGGATGTTACAATATCTGGTGGTAACCATTTTGAAGTTGGAGAAAATGTAGAACAATTATTAAGCTTTAATACAGATGCAGTTACTGTTGCTGTTACGGCTGCCGGTGGAGCATTTTATTTAAATACAGCACAACAATTGGCATTAACATTACCTATAGGTTCAACTGTTACATTTGACCAATCAGATGCTTCTAATACTGGACATCCATTTAAATTAAGTACAACAGCAAATGGTACACACGCAAGTGGGTCAGAATATACAACAGGTGTAGCAATAACTGGAACTCCTGGTAGTGCTGGAGCAAAAACAGTAATAACTGTATCAGCAACAACTCCGGTATTATATTATTATTGCCCAAATCATAGTAATATGGGTGGCACAGCTAAATTAACACCTCAATATGTATCTCCGGTTAAAGTATTTGGAGAAGTTATACAAAGAATTAAATCATCTGATACACAATCGTCAATATTTGTGGGTCATATCGGTGCATCTGGTACCTCGGAATGGAAAGATTTTACTGTAGGTGGCACTATAACAGGATTAACTAGTACTTATACTGGAACTATTGCAAAAATATATAGTGATTTAACAGACCCTACAGACAATGCTTGGGCCGCTGATGGTGGTGCACAGAATATTGACTTTGAATTAGACGCAGATGGATTTATTGATTTCTCAGAATCAAATCCATTTGGCGACCCATCGGAGACTTACTAATGTTTGGTGACCATTTTTATCACGCAACAATGCGTAAATCAGTTGCCATATTTGGTACACTCTTTAATAATCTTAAGGTTTTAAGAAAAAAAGCAGATGGTTCTGTAATTAATCAGGTAAAGGTTCCATTAGCTTATGGACCAAAACAAAAATTTCTTGCGCGTTTAGACCAGGAAACAGGTTTTGATGCTCCTATGGCAATAAAGCTTCCTCGTATGGCATTTGATATTACTGGTTTATCAATCGATTCAATACAAAAAGGTCAGAAAAGAAATAAAATTGTAGAGGCACACGCCTCTGATGTTGGTAAAAAGAAAACAATAAAACATCATACTGCTTATAATATTGAAATGTCATTATATATTATGGCAAAAAACCAAGATGATGGATTACAAATAGTAGAGCAAATATTACCATATTTTAGTCCTGAATATAATGTCACAATAACACCTGTTGAAGGTTTTGCACATAAACAAGATGTTTCTGTAATACTAAACAGTGTTGGCATCGATGACCAATACGAAGGTGATTTCGTAGAGCGAAGAGTATTAATATATCAATTAGATTTTACAATGAAAATGAAATTTTATGGGCCTACTGCTAATCAAGGTGTCATCAGAGAAATTAATATTGATTTCCATGATAAGGATAATACATCACAATTATTTGAGGAAATGGATTTTACAATAGGTTCTACTGATACTGAATCAAGCTTTACGGTCACTACAAATATAACAAATGATGGTGTTGAATAGTGGAAAAGAAAGAAAAAATGTTGGCCAAATTAGAAAAGAATTTGCCAGAAGTGAAACAAAATAGACCTATTAAATTAGATAAAGATGTAAAAGATGATTATGAATTTTCTCGTAAAACATATAAAGATTTAATATATACTGGAACAAGGTCAATGGATGTCCTTGCAGAATTAGCAAGAGAATCAGAACACCCAAGAGCGTTTGAAGTGTTATCACAAACAATTAAAAACATTGGTGATACCACAGAAAAGCTTATGGCTTTACAAAAACAGAAAAAAGACTTGACCCAAGAGGAAAGAGAAGAAGCAAAAAGTGTGACAAATAATAATATGTTCGTAGGAAGTACAGCTGACCTACAAAGGTTATTATTA